GCCTTTTCGATGTTAGCGAGTGGAGCACGAGCGTCGAATGCTTGTGCTTGTCGGCTGTGAGCCTCATCTCGCTGTTCTTTTGCAAGGCGGTCAGCGAAAACTTCACTGAGTGTGCCTTTGAGTTGCTTCTCGATTGAAGCAGCCTTGTAAGCAGAGTATGCTTCTTCAAGTTGTACTGCACTCAAATCTTCCGGTGAAAGGTAACCTTTTGCAACGTCGGCTTTGGAGCCGCTGTTGAGTTTACCGATTGCGCCAGTTGATGGGTTGCCACCTTCTTGGGCTCGTCCTTTGACTTGCCCAGCGAAGTAGTCAGCACCATCGACTGAGGATGGGTTGTCGAAGCCACCAAGTTGTGCCTTCTCAAGTGCATCGAAGTGAGAGCGAGCGCCAGCAATGTCGACGCCGCCCGACTTGAGTGTGTTCTCCATCCAGTGCAAGTAGTCTTGTGTGATAACGTCAGAGAATTCAGATTTCTGCTCGTCGGAGCCGTACGTCTTTTCTTCTTTCTTGTCATCGGCCATTTCTTTGCCTTTGTCTTCGTCGTTATCCTTGTCGTCGTCTTTCTTTTCTTCAAGGAAAGCAGGCTTGTCACCCTTTTCCATCACGTCAAGACGTGTGTTGATGCGGTCCAGTACGGACGACAGTTCGCTCATTGTGTTCATGTCTGTGTTTTCAGTCATTGTTGTGTCCTCCTTCAATATACGGAATGTCGCCTCCGGGTTAATACCTTTTTCACAAATCGTTACCTCGTGAAGTTCCAGTTTAGAAATCTCGGTGTAATCACCGTGTTTCTGGTCGGCTTTCTTCATTCTCTTGAATGCTTGTCCACCGATACTGAAACCCCTAAGGGCGCCTTTGCGAATTTCGTTGGCTACTTCACGAGCCTTTTCGATGTCATCACGTACTTGGATGACAACAAAGAGTCCAGCGTCATCGACACCAGACTTCCAAAGTCGTCCACTGCTGTCAGTGTACTCTGGAATAACACTTCCAACTTGAATGTTGGAGTGTGCGAGTTGTACGTTGCGGAATCCGTCCGCCTTCATGAAGCCGTCAAATGCACCCTTAAGTGCACCAGTTGTAATGAGGTCACCTTGTTTGTCGACCATCTCAACGCTTGCATAACCTGCAATGACGAGGTCACGGTCGCTCTTCAAAAGCGATAGGGTTCCACTGCTCTCAAAACGAGAGGTTTGTAGTGGCGATGCCATGACCATGCTATCCCTTACATCTGTCATTCTATATAATCAGATATGGTATACAGCCTTGTCCTCTGTAAGTTCTAACTTACTATCAACTTCTTCGACGTCTTTCGATTCTTCTTCCTTATCCTTCTTCTCACGCTCAACATCACGAACATCGTAGTCAGGCATAGTTTTCGCATCATCAGGGTTTGTAGGTCCTGTAGGTGACTGTATAGGTGTACCTACGTCTATACCAAGTCCCTTGGGACCTGAGGAGGACATACCTACTTGACCTATACCACTCTTCGCTAATAATTTCTCAAGGAGTTCAGCGCTCTTCTTCATGACTTTGACTTTCTCTTTGTCCCACGTACCAGTACCTTCAATCTTCTTTGGAGGTATGAGTGGCTTGCCGTCGTTCTTGCTTTCGTGTACTTCGGCCTTATCCTCACGTTCTTCTATAGAGAAGTCACCTTTGAGCATAACACCAGCAACAGGTGACCAGAAGGGTCGCTGGCTTTCAGCCAAACGAATAAGATAACCATTGTCTGCTACAGGTGTGTGCACAGTCCAATACTGACCACGTGTCGTAGCCTTGTACAGAACGTCACCTGCTTCAAACGAAACTCGGATGTGCCTATCACTTCTATAGATACTGAGTGGGCTTTGGTCGAAGTCGGCCTTTGCTAACATAGCAAGGCTCTCTGTACTAACGAGTGGTTCACCTTCCGCCTCACCTTCGATTTGAGGTGCGTGTACAGTATACACTTTTTGATTCTCAGATGCGTGACCTTCTGTTACATTCGATACGTTGACTTTGACATAGTCTCCAACTTCATACTTGTCAGGTGAATTGAATGAGGCTCCGATGTCCATGTATATCTCGTCTTCAATCTTGACCGCTCGGTCGCCTAAGTCCTCTCCGTGTATGATTGGACCTGTGCCAAGTCGATAGACGTAAGGTGATTCGCCTCGTCGCTCAAGAACCATGAGTGTGACATCGTTGCCTTTCTGATACAAGACCCACTTAGGATGGCGAGCCTCTCCTTTCATGTATGTGGATTTAGCATCACGTAGTATAACACGGTCGCTGTCAATGTTCTTGATAGCGTCAGCCAGCCCCACGTCATCTGTGAGTTTTGTGTCGGATGCGCTTGGTGCATCGATACCTTCGACACTTTCCAGTGCACCACGCAAGAGTTTGATTCTGTCCTGAATCGGTATGTCGTGTACCTCTTTGTCATCAAACTCTACGACTTCAAATATGTAGAGTCCTTTGTCTGTACGGATGACATCGACAACGAAGTCTTTGTCAGACACTTGCTTGAATGCTTTCTTTTCTTCATCAGTAAGCGAACCCTTACTCTCGACCTTGTCGTCTTTCTTAGTAACAAACATTCGCTTGCCTTCGGGATATGTACTAACAATCCAGTCGCCTGTGAAGCCACGTAGGTGTTCAAGGTCATCGATGTCAAAGATTCGATGCATCGGTTGCAGTGATGGCAAGCCCTCAGGCATATCCTTACGGATATAATCAGGGTTCGTCAACGATGCAAGCAGTGCGGGTCCATCCATCTTCGTCGAAGGTGCTAATGTGTCATCGTTAAAACTTCTTCCTACAGAATTCGACCGCAGAGAGTTTGGTTGTCGTTCGACGCTTGTGTCAAGATTGTGTAGCCCGAAGTGCCCGTGATGTTCACTCGGAAGCACTCTTGTGGTGGAGCCGCCCATAGGCGTGACTAAGCGCATCTTCTTTGGCCTGCGCTGTGAGAATGCCATTCTGCCATCTTTTATATCGAGGCGGAATGGCACGTCGTGGACGTGACCGTAGTTTGTACGCATCCCGTCAGAGTTGTAAAGAGACATAATCGTTGCTTCGGATTCGTGGCTACCTGCATGACCGATTGGTTTTGGAACAATTCGTCTACTCGGTTTTCTCGCTCGATGCTCAGGGTCGTGTTCGACCGAGCCGTCATCGACGACAACACCGTGAAGCATATCCGCTAAACCATACAACCTTCGTTCTCTTATCAACTCTTGACCTTCAATTGGAACGTCGACTTTATTTGTATAATGATGATTTAATGTCCTTTTTTCCATAGGATTCGGTGTTATGACCTTAAGTCCCTTTGACGTTAGGTTTGCAAGATAAGTATTCAGATTATTCGCTGGTTGAGTCCTACGCTTTCTTTCTCGCTTACTCATTTGAGATTTTGAACCATATTGTCGTTTTGTTGATAACGAAAAGTCACCATTCGTATCCACAGGAAACCGCATGAATGAAAGCATTTCATCGTGAATGGTGTCAGCACTTGGGTTGACTGAGGCGAATGCACCGTCACTGATGTTGCTAATCAAATCTTTAACCGAAGCGACACGAATTGGTTTTCCTGAGTTGGCAGCCATCGTAGCCAGTTTCTTTGCTAAACCTATATGATAAGGCGCTTGGTCCTCACCAAATATCCGTTCTGCTAATTCTTGATAACTGCCCTCGTTTGGGGTTACCTCGTGACCCTGTTCACCGAGTATGTATTGTTTTACACTATCCTGTGATTGGTTTATCTCAGGATGTAACTCTGTTTCTACATCGCCAGCAACTGGTGCCATTTGACCGTGGTAATTATGGTCTTGAGTTGCAAGGTTTTTGTTCGCTTGATACATTGCCCATGCCATAACAGTATCAGGTGGTGCCATCGAAAACAAATCAAACCCTTGCGCTTTTGCACTTTCAAGTATACTCTTTGCCTCGTTTTCAATAGCATCAACGTGACCCTTTACCACACTGTGATGTGTGTCTGCTCTTTCTTTCACGTGCCTTGACATTGAGTTGTCTATCCGACCGTAATGGGTTCTTTCTATTCCATCGAGAACATTCTTTGCTTCTTCTAATTCTTCTTCGTCAACGGGTATGCCACTTTCTTGTTGCTCAATGAGAGAATTGTAATTATCCTCTGCACTCTGATATGCATACATGCGCTTAGCCTTGGCTGGGTCATTTCTAAAATTTTGAAGTTTTTGTTCTGCATTATTTGCCTTTACACGAAGACCTGTTACTTTACGCTCATGTGCATCTATTTCAGATTGTAATTCATTACCCCTTTGTGACCAGTAATCTTTCTGAGCACCATCTGGTGCTTCTTCTACGAAAATATTTATTGCTTTTATTTGCTCTTTTATGGTATGAATTCGTTTGGAATTTGTTTCGTCAGCAAGAAGAGCCATGTGCTCACGCTGGTGCCCGTCTGCTTCTTCACGCAAGGCGAAAAGTTGCTTCAAGTCCTTGTCGTAAGTATCACCATGCGTGCCTTGCAGCACTCTATGCTCGTCCCGATTGAACGGTTCTTCTCTGCCCTCTTCGGGAGGATGGTCATCATGAGGGTGTATTGCATGGGAACTGGGGTTGTGCATACCTCGTGGGTTTGCAGGCGACTCGGTCATACTGAGCATATGGGCAAGCGTCATCTGTCGTTCAGCCGCCTGTTCATCACGCTTTAGCATACCAGTGTCGTGTTGTGCTGCACCGTGTGCGTGTCGATAGCCAATTGTTTTTGTTTCTGTAACTGCTTGTCCATGCAATTCGTCATAAACATTCAGCATGTCTTGGCGACCTAACCCATCTTCAAAGGCACCTTCTAAATCTTTATTGTGCTGCTTTGGTGAATTTGTCGTTGCTTTCCTTGATACGTTAGTTTTACCTCCGCCGTGTCGTTGCTTACCTGCAACATACGTGTTAGAATCATTCAGCGCCGCTGCCATCGAAGCATCGGGACTGATTTCTGCAACTTCCTTTGGTGTCAGAGTTCCTCCCTTTTCTTTGATGTACTTCACTGCTTGAGCCAATGCCGAGTCTGGAGGGCTGAACGGTGCCATGATACCTTCCGCAGAGTCTGGTATAGCCAAGACATTTGTGTTAGTATCTGTTGTAAATTCATCGAATTCGCTGAACGTCTGTGGTAAGTTGAATTTTATTTTGTTTGTCTGTGTTAGCAAACCTCGTCCCGCTACATTGTGAGTATCGTGCATGGTCGCTAATCGAGTCGCATGTGTCTTACCAAGACCTCCTCGACCCATGAATGGTTTTGCAAAGTGATGAGTGAATGATTCGTTACTTCCTTCGGTGTATGAGTGGTGGTGGGCATTCTTACCTTCTATAGAAAGCAGTGGTTGAAGAAACGGCTGTGTGTCGTTACGCATACCTCGTCCGTAGTTTGCCATATTCTTTGCAACCTCATGCGGTAACATGAGGTCGTAGATTTCTTGTCCTATGCTCGGACCTAACTCATCAATAAGTTCCCGTGATAGATTTTGGTAATGTGGTGATTCAAGAGGTCTATACGGTTCTTTCGTCAGATGGTTGATGTTAGCCATAGCATAGATTGCAGAGGGCTTGATGGTCTTTTCTTTGTCTGGTATCAATTGATTGCCTTTCAGTTTCAAAGATGGCTTTTTATTTGCAGTATCGTTGAACAGATTTCCTGTTCTGTCCTGATAGAAGTTTATGAGTTTCTGACCAACTGCGCTGTTTACAAATTCGTCGTAGAGTTTAGCCGTATCTATCGACTGTGTAACATCAGATTCAAGTCTGCCTACGAACGATTCGCCTGTAGCGTCTACGTCACGTGTGTGATGCGAGTGAACTGGTGAATACCGTTGATGAAAGTTCGCAACCAATCGGCCTCTTGGTAACTTCGTACCGTCGCCCAACATGACGTGGTCGCTTTCGGGATTCATCAAATGGTCATACACAGCGATTCTATCTTCTGGACTGAGCCATTCAAGTCCGAAGTGGTAATCTAATTCACCCATACCTCTACGTCGACCCAACTCAGGATGGATTTCGTCACTCTTCCATTCGTTTTGAGCCTCTTCCATGTGACGCTCTCTTAGATAATCTTCAATGTCTCCGTGATAGTTCGCATCGAGTCCTTCTTGTTGGGCTTTCTG